GAGTTACAAGGACCTCAGCGAACTGAAGAGCGGAGTGGGGAAGGAACACCAAAAACAATACCCCAAACTCCTGGCAAACCTGGAAAACTTTCATGACCAACGGACCGGCAAGGATTTTGGCGACGTTACTTCTTGGGGTGCCGCTCGGGCTCTGGCTTTCGACAGCCTTAGTGGTGTTAGTCTTATTGCTTTGCAGCACACCGTGGGCTTCAAGCCTTCTCCCCACCAGGGCGAGTGGGGAATTGCCATGTCCGCCGTCGAGATGCTCCTCCTCAAACTAAGCTCGGACTGCCAATGCTTCTTTGTGCTCACCAGCCATATCGAGAAAGAACCTGATGAAATCACCGGGATGGCCAAGGTCACGGTCAGCACCCTCGGGCGCAAGCTCGCGCCCAAGATCCCCCGCTTCTTCTCCGAGGTGGTACGGGCCCGCAAAGACGCCACGGGTAAGTTCCTATGGGCGACACTTGACTCGGAGGCCGATCTCAAAAACCGCGCCTTCCCTAGCTCTAACGGTTTCCCCCAAGATTTCGCTCCCCTTGTCGAGGCCTACCGCCGCCGAGTTAAAGCATCTCTTACAGGTCCTAGCGCTGCGGCTGGGTAGATAATTCCGCAGTCTCGAACCAACCAGCAACCAAGGAACCAAGCACATGTCATTCGATGCAAACGCCTTCCTAAACCAAACCATAACCGAAGCCAACTCCACCCGGACGGTCCCCTGCCCGGAAGGAGAATTCAAAGCCTTTATCGACGATGGCGAAAAAGCCATCACCACCCGAGAAGGCGGCCTCGATCGCAACGGGAACGAGCTTTCCCCGCAACTGGTCGTTCAGTTCGCGGTTATGGGGGATCAGATGCCGAACCAGGTCCTCAAGCGGGACAAGGTACTGGTGCCGATGAATATCTGGCTGGACATCAAGGACGGCGCGCTGGACATGAGCGAAGGGAAGAACGTCGGCCTAGGCCGCCTCCGCCGCGCGGTGGGCCAAAATGACCCCGGTCCCTGGTCCCCGAACATGCTAAAGGGCAAAGGCCCTGTTATGATCAAAGTTACCCAGCGCAGCGACAAAAACGATCCGGAGCAGAAGTACGGGGAAATCTCCCGAATCAGCCCCATCACCGCTTAAGGGCGCAGTCCCTTGAGGCCCCCCGGCTTTTCGCCTTCCAGCACCCCTTGCCGGGGGGCTCCTTTTGGAGGATCTCATGGAAGCATTCCGCGAAGGCTTAGTTATCTTTTTCCGCACCCTCACCCCACTCCTACCCGGCCAAACCGAGGCCCAGCTCGCCCGAAGCGTACACCCCAACGGCCGGGATATTGAGGTCAACCGTGCCGGCTTCGATAACGATTATATTGTCACGGACGAAGAGGGCACCATCATCGGAATCTACCCGCGGGAGTGGGTAGCCGCTATCATCCCAATCTCAACTCGAGGCCCCGCCGATGCAGAAAATCGCCAGGCAGACGCTGACCATCCCTCCGAGGCAGAGGCGGGAAATACCCAAGGCAAGCCTCGACGAACTTCGAGACTCAATAATTGAAAACTCGCTCCTCCACGCCCCGGTGGTGCAAGCCACCCCGGACGGCAAGTTCATCCTCGTGGCCGGCGAACGCCGGCTGCGGGCCCTGGATGCTATTGCAGAGGCCGGGATAACTTTCACTTATAATAAAGAGCAATTCTCTCCCGGCACTCTGCCCGTGGTACTATTGAGCGAGGCCCTCAATGATATCCAACGTGCTGAGATCGAGCTTGCAGAAAACGTGGTCCGCCTTGAGCTTCCTTGGCAGGACCGCGTTGCTGCTCTTGCTTATATTCACAATATGCGTAAAGCTCTATCACCTAATCAATCTATTGCCGATACCGTCCGTGCAATCGCTGCGGAGCGAGGATCGGAGCTTACCGGGCCTGGGGGAGGAACCGCTGAAAGCACTTTACAACAGGCCATTCGTCGCGCCACGATCATCAACGAACACCTGTCTAATCCCGAAATAGCCAAAGCCCGGAATGCCACCGAAGCCTTCAATATCATTGTAACTAACGAGCAGCGCGCTTTTGAGGCCGAGCTAATACGCAGAGGCCAGCGCAAGGTCATTACAATCGAGGTCCGCCATGGTTCACTATTGGAAATTCTTCCGAAACTTGAGCCGAGCACGTTTGACACAATTCTTGCGGACCCTCCATACGGGATCGGGGTCGATACAGGAGGATTCCGCCAACGCACCGTCGTCCACCACAACTACTCCGACGACCCTGACACCGCCCGAGGGATCCTCGCCTGTATTCTCAACGAAGGTTTCCGAATCTGCAAACCCCGAGCTAATCTTTTTATCTTCTGTGACATTGATTTATTCGGATGGCTCAAAGAATCTTCCGCCCGAGCGGGATGGGACCCTTTTAGAACTCCAATTACCTGGGTCAAGAGTGATTCTGAAGGCATGGCACCTTGGGGGCGGGAAGGTTTTCGCCGTACCACCGAATGGATTTTCTTTGCCCGTAAGGGCCAAAAAGGTCTCATTCATTCCCCAGTGGATGTACTTCGCCATAACCGAGTTGCACGCGATGAACGGGAGTATGGACCTGAAAAGCCCGTGGCTCTCATTAAGGAACTTCTTGCTGCTTCTACCTTACCTGGTGATTTCGTCCTCGACCCTTGCTGTGGCTCTGGTTCTACGCTGGTTGCAGCAAAAGAACTAAACATGAAAGCCCTCGGGATCGAGCAGGACCAAAAAGCTTACAACCTATCCCTCGTCAAATCCCAAGGAGGCACCAATGGGACCACAGAAGGGCAACAGACCGGATGACCGGCCTTCAGCAGATGTCAACCTGATTCGGGAGACCGAAAAGGCTTGGCTTCTCGAACTCCCCAACGGAGTAAAGGAATGGTTCCCCAAAAGCCAGGGAGAACTATACAAACACGGAGATAACACTTACACGCTCTGTGGGGAGGAATGGCTCATGAAGGACAAGGGGATGATCTGATGCCTACTTATGCACCAGCCCTACCACCAGACGCTCCCGATCTCTGGTACGGCACCTCAGGCCCCCGCCAAGCGGAGATCGCGGTAGTTGCCGAATCGTGGAGCAACTCCGAAGCATATGAGAAAAAACCCCTGGTCGGGCCATCCGGGAATGAGTTCAACCGAATACTAAACGAGGCTGGCCAATCCCGCAGCCAGATCTTCTGCACCAATTGCTTCGGGGCGCAGCCCCCGAACAATGAAACTTTTCGTTTCTTCCACCACAAAGACAGCGGGTATGCAAAATGGAAGGGCCTCCAGCCGACAAATTGGGCGAAATCCGAGCTAGAGCGACTATACCAACAGCTAAGGGAGGTGAGGCCGAAGGTTGTCATTGCCGCTGGCAATTATGCACTCTGGGCGCTGACGGAGAACCTGGTATCATTCTCATCCGAGTCGGTGGGGGATGGTGTCACGGTCCTTGCTCCTACCGGGATAATGTCCTGGCGCGGCTCAATGCTGGAATCATCCGCCATCACCGAGCTGCCGGGTTTACGGGTTCTCCCTCTGATCCATCCGGCAGCCATACTGAGGGCGTGGTATCTAAGAGCGGTGACTATCCATGACCTGGCTTCCCGGATTCCATATGCACTTAGTGGTGATTGGAGACCAACTCCACCTCCAACTGTGCTACACCTTCCCAGCTACGGGGCCGCTGACCATGTGCTTGGAAACTGGCTCATTCACGCTGCAAGCGGAAATCTGCTCCGCTTGTCTTGCGATATCGAAACTTCTAAGGGATGCATCACCTGCATTTCCTTTGCCGACGGACCTTATTGTGGCGGATCAACTGCGCTCGTCATACCGCTTGTGCGACCCCGAAGCGGTGGAGCTTTTGACAATTACTGGAGTTTTGAGGAGGAATTCCGAATAGTTCGCACCATGCGCCTACTTATGGGGCACCCCAATGTCCGAATCGAAGGCCAGAATTTCAACTACGACACCCAATGGATCGAGCGAGATTGGGGAATCACCCCTAATCTCGATTTCGATACCATGCTCGCTCACCATCTTCTATGGCCAGGAACCCCCAAAGGACTCGATTATCTGGCTTCCCTGTACAATAAATATTACTGGTATTGGAAAGACGATAATAAGGAGTGGGACATCAAGGCGGGGGGTTGGGAAGCGCATCTCCGGTATAACGCTGAAGACGCCCTTCGGACTTATGAGTGCGCCACCGAGCTGCGTTCCCAAATCGATGCGCA